AGGGATATGGCTATAAGCCGTCTTATGAAACAAGACCATAAAGTATTAGCTACTGCAATAGACGCAATGGCTAAATCTGAAATGGATAAGTGGTATAATGAAATGAAGGCTAAACTTGCAGTACGCAAATTAATGCAGCAGCAAGACCCTGAATTAGCACAACACCCTATGCTATCAGTACAGACAGGCGACCCAATGGATATGGAAGAACTGGAAATGAGAATGGAAATGGGAGAACAGTTTAACCGTAGTAAGGATGCTGAAATGGCAATCGAACTTGGGCTATACGAAAACAACATAAATCATTTTAGGCGTACACTATACGAGGATTTATTTGACTTAGGAGTAACCGGATACAAAGAATGGTTAGGCGATGATAACAAAGCAAAGTTCAGAAAAGTAGATGCGGAATCCGTTATAGTTAGTTTCGCACGTAAAAGTGATTTTAGTGATTTAGTACACGCCGGAGAGGTTATAGACGTTTCATTGATTGACCTTGCCTTAGTAACCAATAGCGATGGAAGTAAAATGTTTACCGATGAACAACTACAAGAGTTCGCAGGTACATTAGCAGGGAAGTTCGGTAATCCTAATATGGTAGGTAAAGGCACAGGATGGTTCAAGCCATACGATAAGTTTAAATGTAAAGTATTTGACATTGAATTTATTAGCTATGATGAACATAACTTCCGTAGCGTAGTAGATGAAGATGGCAATCCTGATTTCAGAAAAGCAGATTACAATAGGGGTAAAAAAGCAGTAGACAAGTACGTTAGGAAATGCTTTAAAACAGTTTATAAATGTAAATGGGTTGTAGGCACAGACTATTGCTATGACTTTGGTTTAGTGAACGACCAAAAGAGAAGCACCAACCCAAAGAAACGTGCGGAAACTTCATTGTCATACAAGTTCTATGCGTACAACTTCTATGAAATGAGAGCGCAAGGGTACATGGAAAGGCTTATCCCTTATCTTGATGAATATCAACTTACCGTATTAAAGATTCAGAACTTTAAAAACAGGGCAGTACCGTCAGGTTGGTGGATTGACTTAGATGCACTTGAAAACGTAGCATTAAATAAGGGCGGTAAAAACATGGAACCAAAAGAACTATTACAAATGTTCTTTGATTCAGGTGTATTGGTTGGTCGAAGCAAAGACCCCGCAGGTGTACCAATGGGGCCAAACTGGAAACCCGTTATACCTATTGAAAATACCGCAGCATCAGAGTTGGCTATGTTCTATCAGGATTTAGTGGTAACTATTCAACAGATAGAATCCACAACAGGATTTAATGCCGTAACAACAGGTGAAGCAAATCCACGTATGTTAGTTCCTGGTTATGAAACGGCTAACATGAGTACCAATGATGCTTTATTCCCAATAGCCTTTGCAGAAGCACAGCTTATAGGTATGCTTGCATCGGATGTATTGTGTAGGATGCAGCAAGGGGTTAAGAAAGGTCGTGTGGAAGGTTCTATACCATACAGGGGGGCATTAAATTCAAATGCTTTAATGTTCATGGAGGTATCCCCTACTATCGCTTTACGGGAGTATGGTATTATCTTAGAAGAAAGAACATCAGACGAACAGAAAATGTGGGTGTTACAGCAAATGCAGGGGGATATTGCCAATGGCTTCTTAGATACGTCAGATGCCGTAATGATTGTGAACACACACAATGCAAAGCAATCCATGATGATTCTGTCTTACAAAGTACGGAAAGCCAAAGAGCAGCAGCAGCAAAACCAAATGCAGCAGATTCAGGCAAACAATGAAGGTTCAGCACAAGCCGCACAAGTAGCCGCACAATTAGAGCAACAAAGGCTTGCAATGGAATACCAGTTTAAGACTGAATTTATGAACGCAGAAAAAGAGTGGGAAATGAAGATAAAGATGATGGAACTGCAAGTTAAGCAGCAAATGGAAACACAGACAAACCAAACCAAGATAGCCGTTCAGGAAGTAGCTAACGAAAAGCCAGTAGGCGCAACAGCATAAAATTAAAACCAGAAATATGTCAGAACAAAACGGACAACCAAACAAGGTGGCAACACCCGTAGAAGCAGCAATCGAAAAGCAGAAAATCGCCATTGCTGAAAAAGTACCTGAAAAGGTAGAAAAAGTGTATTTAGCAGAAGCGGATACGTCTTTACCCTTCACAGAGCGTTTAGATGCCTTTTTAGCCAAAAAGAAAGGCACAACAGTACGGCTGAATGACTTCCTTAAATCCCTGTATCCTATCCCTGTAATGGGCGCAAGACCCCGTTGGGAAGATCAGGGGGAAATGAAGCGTTTACGGGTATTATTGGATAAATATTCAGCCGAAGGTAAAGTGGAGGTATCCAATAACCTACACCAAAGGTTAGGAACTTTTTATTACGGTGAAGCCGCCGACCCTGTTACCAAATATCACAATTTGGCAACAATTATTTTAGAAACAAAAGTGTTGTAATATCACAAATATTTGTTAATTTTGTCTAAACAACCAATTCAATGTCATTCAAAACAGTAAAGTATTTTGAAGCAGACGTTCCCGAAGCCACAGCAGCACCATCAGTTGCTTCTTTAATGGCTACAAAAGGAACAAGAATATCAGAAGGTAGCGAGGTGGCAACACCCGTTATTATATCGGAGAAAAAAGCAGAACCAGAAACACCCACAGTCACCGTTGACCCCGTTGTTACAACGACTTCGACACCACCTGTTGAAACTGCCAAGCCGGAAACTCCAACAACGCCAAAGGAAGTAACGCCAGAAGCCCCAACCCCTCAAATAGAGGAAAAGCCGAAAGCCGCCCCACAATGGCAAGAAGTTCTTAAACAACAACAACCCGATGCAATTTTAAAGGAATTGGGTTTTGATGAAAAGGTGGTTAATTTTCTGGAATACTGGAAAAATAACGGTAACGTAAAGGACTATTTCAATGCGCTTACAACCGATTTCAAGGCTATGAAACCCGAAGAAGTGATGCGACATCAACTACGGGAAGCTAACCCTGAACTGGATGCAAAGCAACTTGAAACCCTGTACAAACTCAAAGTCACCAACCGCTACAAACTTGACCCCGATATTTATTCGGAAGATGAAGTAGAGGAAGGTAGAATAGAGTTGATGGCAGATGCAAGACCGATAAGGGAAGCACTTGCCGCAAACCAGGAGAAGTTTTTCTTACCGCAACCACCCGCTAAAGAACCGCAAGTTGACGTTTACGCAGAGCAACAGCGACAAATCGCTGAAAGCCAACAAGAGATAAAGAAGTTAATCAATGCAGACCCGTATTATAGGGATGTATTAGCAAGCGGAAAGTTAAAAATCGGTGAAGGGGATGAAGCATTTAACTACCCCATGAAGAACCCCGAAGAAGCAGTAAGTATCTTATACGATAATCAAAAACTTGCTGCCAAACTCTTTGATGAAAACGGGAACCCGAATATGAAATTGCAACTCGCTATTGCAGCATTGATTGAGGACGATGAAAAATTCTTTAAGGCAAATGCAAAGCATTATAAGTCAGTAGGCGGTAAATCAGCCATCGAACCCATAGAAAATCCTAAACTACCGGGACACCAGCCATCAGCAGCACCCATAGCATACAACTCCGTAGCGGAGGCAATGGCTAAAGCAGGAAGGATGATTTCAAGTAGTGATGATTAAAATTGTGACGGATTGTGAGCAGTAAATAATTTTTAAACTCATTAATCCATACTACAATGCCAGTTACACAAGGAACAGTCACTAAGTCGTTTATTTCGGCTATTGACTTTTTAGATCAAAGGGATATTGACCCTAACCTTTACGACCAAAGTCGTGACCGTGCTTTTACCGACATCATGAAAATTGTTGGTCGTTATAAGCCTGCAAAAATGTTCAACTACCATAACTTCGTTAATAACGATGTATATGAAGTTGGTACTATCAGTTCAGTAGCTTCTACCGGACTTTCTCAAATCCAGTTTACCATCAACACCGCAGGTACTTTCCCGAGGAAAGGTGATGTTATCAAAACATCTAACGTAAACAACGTAGGCAAACAAGCCCTTGTTACAGCCGTTACATTCGGTTCTGGTACTGCCACTCTTACTGTAAGAACTGGTACTAATAGTGTTGCTTTCTTCGCTACAAACGGTGACCAAGTATCTTTCGGTTCTAACGCATTTGCTGAAAAATCAGATGCTCCTGTAAACCGTAGGTACGGTGTTACAAAATACTTTAACCTTATCCAAATCTTCCGTGAGGTTGATGAAATTTCTGACGTTCAGAAAGTAGCTAAGATTGAAGTAAATGTAAATGGGGACTACCATATTCTCCCTTATCAGCATATCCAAAAAGTTGTAAAACTTAATGGTGATGTTTCCGTAGCTATGATTGCAGGTGTGCAGTCTACCACTCAATTTGGTGACGCTAACCCACACCTTGCAGACGCAACTACTGGATTGCCTGTACAAATGACAGGTGGACTTGATTGGTACACTACCACTTATGGTATTTCTGACCAAGCAGCCGTTCTCGGTACTTTCTCTTTCACAGAGATTGATGACATGATTGACAACTGGATTGCCAACAAAGCACCTACCGATCAAATGGGATTCATGGGTTCTAAAGCCAAAAGGATTCTGGATAAATACTTTAAGAACGTAGGTTCTTCTGGTGTTACATCTGTAAGGATGATTCTTGGTGGAAAGACTATGGACGTAAACGTTGACCACCTTTCTTATGGTGGATACGAACTGGACTTCGTTCATGTTCCTATCTTCGACCATCCGCAGTTGTTCAGCGCAACACTTACACCGGACATTAACGGTTCTATCTACTGGGTTCCAAAAGACGAAGTAGAAACCGTTGACGGTGGACGTGCGCCACGTATCCAAATTCGCCACACACCTTCACCGTTTATGGGAGCCAATGGTTCTTCTAACGGAATCATGAAAGAGTGGAGAACTGGTGCATTGGCAGAAGTTCCAACATCAAGCGTAACCCAACTGCATACCGACTGGTACACAGCACAAGGTTTGGAATGTCTTGGTGTTAAGCATTTCCAAAAGTATCGCATAGTATAAGTATTTTCAAGGGTGGAGGGCTAATGTCCTCCCCCTTATTTTTATAATCAACCAAATACAAAACAATGTTAGAACAAATCGCTCATTGGAATGATTTATCTCCAAAACTTAGAACTAAGCTGGAAGAAAAAATCAACGCATTAGGGAGTAAAGCAGTTTTTAAATTCCATATCTCCCGTGAAAATCCTGACCCCGAAAAATATAACGGGGCAACAATATGGCCTAATATCTACACCCTTGACCCTGCAACATTTGATGTTACAGATAAAGAAGAAGATAGAAAGGACAAAACAAAGATGAAGAAAATCGGATTGATAAATAAAGTA